ATGCAAAAGATCAATCGCAGTATTCAAAAACTCTCCCGCCCCATTCGTATCGTTAACCGCTCCCTCAGAAATCTAAATAAAGCCGCGGGCCTTGATAAGTTTATTAGATCTCTAAAATCCGCCCGTACCCACGCGGGTAATGTCGCCAGCAGTATTGGCGGGGTACTCAAAAAACTTGGGCTGATAACCGGGGTGGCCGCCGGTGCAGGCATCGCATTGATTAATAGCTTTGCCACCGCCGGGGATAAAATTGATAAAACAGCACGGCGATTAGGATTTGGTAGCCAGGCATTACAGGAATGGCAGCACGTTGCTGAACTCAATGGTGTGTCACAGGATTTATTTAATAATTCTTTATCCGCATTTGGTAAACGACTAGGGGAGGCCAAAGCTGGCACCGGTGGGCTAACAACCCTGCTTAAAAAAGTATCGCCTGCGTTGTTAGAACAACTCAAAAGTGCTAACTCAGTTGAAGCCGCTTTTAATCTTTATATTAATGCCGTGGGTAAAATCTCAGATGAATCCAAAAAAGCCGCGTTAACTTCAGCGGCTTTCTCACGGGCAGGTTTACCGCTCACCAATATTATGAACGCTGGTGCAAAAGCCATTGCACATCAACGCGAAGAAAAACGTCGCTTAGGGTTAATTGATAAAGCCGGAATTAAATCCGCAGCAGATTATAAAGATCAAATGTTTCAGTTAAGCGAAGCGTTCGCCGGTGTGCGAAATGTGGTGGTGGGTAAAGTGCTTCCCGTGTTTAATGTGTTGATTGGGCGTCTGACCAGCCTCATAGTCAAGATGCGTCCCCAAATAGAACAATGGGCAAAAGGCTTTGCACAAAATCTGCCACAACGTTTACAAAAAATATGGCAGGGCTTTAGGCAAATGCTCGATGCGATTAAACCCATCATTACCTTTGGACGCTGGTTAAGTCAAAACGTCGGGTTGATGAATGCGGTGCTCGGCGCACTCGCGGTAATCATTGGTGGTTCACTGGTCAGTGCGCTGTGGTCAGCGGTGTTAGTGATCAAGGCATTAGGGTTAGCCATTCTCGCCACACCGGTGGGCTGGATACTGGCTGCCATTGCCGCAATTGCAGCAGCGGTTTTTTTAATTATTAAAAACTGGGAACCGATTAAAACTTTTTTTATAAAACTTTGGGATGGCATAACCGATACCTTCTTTAGCAGTGTGCAAAACATAAAAGGTTTTTTTAAGGGTCTTTGGGAAGGTGTCTCTCAGTTGTTTGATAACGGCATTAAAACCCTCAAAGATAAACTCTTATCAATCACGGATATTTTACCCGAGTTTGTAAAAGAGCAACTGGGTTTAGACGCCAGTATTACCCCCAACTTAAATGCAAACCAGATCGGTAGCCAGCTTAATTCATCACAAACACGCAGTGAATCCACCATCAAAGTGCAATTTGAAAATGCCCCCAAAGGTACAAGGGTCGATTCCCAATCAAGTAATAACACGGACGTGAATTTAGATTTAGGTTTTTCAATGATAACCCCTTAAGGAGAAAACAATGGCATGGCGTGATGAATTACAACCGGCAAGTTTTAAGGGCGCGTCATTCAAAGTCAATGCATCGGATCTGCAAAGCGGGCGGCGTGTGGTTGAACATGAGTACCCGCAACGCGATGTGCCTTATGGAGAAGACTTAGGAAGACAGGCACGAACCTTTACGTTGGATGCCTTTGTGTTGGGCGGCGATTATCTCACCCAAAAAAATGCCTTACTCGATGCCTGTGAAAGTGCAGGGCCGGGGGAGTTAATTCACCCCTACTATGGTTCACGTCAGGTGCTCTGTGTCTCGGTGCGCATTCGTGAGGCGATGAATGAGGGTGGGGTGGCGCGTTTCTCGCTCACCTTTAATGAAGCCGGCCAACAACAATTTCCAACGGCGACAATAGATTTGCCGGCGGCGGTTGAAGTGCAAGCAGAGGCGGTTCTCACTGCAATGCAAACATCATTTGCGGAACAGTTCAGTGTACTGCAACAGCCCCAGTTTGTATTAGATCAGGCCGTAACATTTATGGATGCGTCCATCACACAAATGCAAACCCTGGCGGACAGTATTCTTGATCCGATTGCCGATGTACAGCAAAGCATTAATGATTTTAAAAGTACAATAGATAGCCTCATGGCCACGCCAGGGCGCATGGCCAATCGCTTTAAACAAACGTTGGGTGCCTTAAGCGGTTCATTAACCCGATCCCCTGACTCCATTACTGCATTGCAGGTACTAGCAACACAATTTATAGCCAATGACACGGCACCGGTGATTACCCCCTCACGCAAACAGGCACAAAACAATCAACGCGCGCTTAATCAACTGGTGCAGGGCATGGCCTTAGTTGAAACGTTACGCCTGTCCAGCGCGGTTGCGTTTGATAGTTTTGACGATGCTATTTCAGTGCGCGTTCAATTGTTAGGACGCGTTGATACATTAGAGCTGGAGGCGGCTGATGATGTGTTCTTAAGCGTGCAAGCCCTGCGCAGTGTCTTTAGTCAGGCGGTGCCCTCTCCTGATCAATCGTTGCCCCGAATCGTTGAATACGTACCGACACAAACGCTGCCCGCCCTTGTCATTGCATATGACGTGTATGGTGATGCAACACGGGAGCCGGACATTATTAAGCGTAATAAAACTAAAATAGCGCATCCGGGGTTTGTCTCCGCCGAACAGGCACTTGAAATTTTAGTGGGCTCATAACCATGTCGCGTGTTGTTTTATTTATCAATGGTCAGAAATACACGGGCTGGAAAACCGTGCAGATCACTAAAAACTTACAGGCGGTGTCAGCCGGTTTTACGTTAAGTGTTTCAGATAAAAATAACGCATTGATAAAACGCTTACCCAGCCATTCTGTTTCAATCAGGCCCGGCGATGCTTGTGTCATAGCGCTGGAAGGTCAGCGTTTGATTACGGGGTACGTTGATAAAGTCAGCCCATCATTCGATTCAACTCAACACAGTTTGAGCATTTCCGGTCGGGATAAAACCGGTGATTTAGTCGACTGTTCAATTTTGAATGCACCGGCTGAGTTTAATCAATTAAAACTTGATCGTATTGTATCGATCTTGTGTAAACCGTTTGGAATTGCAGTAAAGGTTAAAACGGATGTGGGGGAACCGATTGAGGTGTTTTCGATTCAGCCCGGAGAATCGGTATGGGAAGCGATTGAACGGGCCATGCGGTTACGGGGTGTGCTGATCTATTCGGATGGTTTTGGTGATGTGGTGATCATCAATCGAAAAAATACGCGTACCGCAACCGCATTAATTCAAGGCGAAAATATACTCTCGGCCAGTGGTGAGTTTAATCACAGTGATCGCTTTAGTGTGTATAAAGTAGAAGCCACATCACCGTGGTCGGATGACCTGCCTGCTGAATTGGCTAATGCCATAGAAGGAGAAGCAAAAGATAAAAACATCTTACGTTACCGTCCCAAAATAATAAAAGCCGAAGCGGCGGGGTCAACTGCGCAGGCACAAACCCGTGCGGGGTGGGAAGCGGTGGTTCGCGCCGGGCGTTCGGGCACCTACCAGATTACCACGCCCGGCTGGACGCAGGTTAACGGTGAGCTGTGGTCGGTGAATACATTGGTGCCAGTTAAAAGTGACTGGCTCTCGATTGATGGTGATTTGTTAATTACCGGGGTGACATTTTCAAAAAACAATCAGACCGGTACCACAACACAATTGTCATTAATGCGCCCGGATGCGTTTGAACCTAAACCTGAAATACCCCCTAACAGCGATACATGGAACCTGGTGGAAGTTTAAGCCGCGAGTCATAACCCTCAATAAAAATCAAAAACACACCGGATGAAAAAAGATGCTTCGTGGGATTAAAAAAATGCTGGAGCCATTGCAACGTCGCGTGATGTTGATGATTGCACCCGCCACCATTACGGCGGTGAATGACAGTCAGTCCATTCAAAAGCTACAAATTAAACTGGGTAAAGATGAAGTACGGGAAAACATCAACCACATTCAACAATACGGGTTTACCTCGCATCCAAAACCACAAAGTGAATGTGCGGTTATTTTTGTGGGGGGCAACCGTGATCATGGCTTAGTGATAGCGGTGGATGATTCGCGCTACCGTTTAAAAAGTATGGGGGAAGGTGAGGTTGCACTTTATACCGATGAGGGCGATGTCATTCATCTTAAGCGCGGTAACAAAATAGAAATTAAAAGCGCAACGTCCGTGACAATTGATGCACCTGATACAACCATCACTGGCAATGTAACAATAGACGGTAACGTCAGTATCGCGGGTACAACAGCGGTCGAGGGTGCATTGTCATCGGGTACATCGGTTGCTGATTCAGTGGGGTCAATGCAAGACCTGCGCGGAATTTATAATGGACATAAGCACGGTGCCTCGCCTGGGCCTGCACCTATTATGTAGTTTGGTTTTCGCTATCTTAATATTTTTAGTTTAATTTTTATGACTTAATTTCTCGGGCTTAATTTCTAAAGGTTTATTTAAAAAATCATGACTGATTTATCTTTTGTTTTTACAGGACAGGATACAGACCTGAGCTTACTGCTCAATGACATAAACACAGATGAAGGTTTGGAAACCGCGGTGTCGATTTCGTTGTTCACCGATCGACGTGCATCGAATGATGATGCGCTACTGTATGATTTTTTGGCAGATGGCTCAAACGATAAACGCGGCTGCTGGATAGACAGCTACCCTGAGGTTGATAATGACTTAATCGGTTCACGCTTGTGGTTGTTGTTTCGTGAAAAGTCCGAGCCGGGCGTGATTAATCGGGTAAAGGAATACGTGGGTGAAGCCCTGCAATGGATGCTCGATGATGGTGTGGCAAAAGTGATTCAATCCGATGTGCAATTTATTAATCGTGAAGTGTTGCAAATAAAAATTTTCATTACACGTCCTCCGTTTAGTAATCGCTTAGGTGATGAGGTTAACCTTAAGTTTGAAATCAACTGGCTGCAACAGGCCCTGAAAAAGTAGGTCCAGAAAGTAATACCTGAGCATTAAAAAAATCTTCCCATAATATTTAAAAGGTCATGTTTATGGCATTTTCTCGCCCAACGCTGCAGCAGTTGATTGAGCGTATCGGCACAGATTTAAAAACCCGTTTAGGTTTATCCGGTGCCGTACTACGCCGTTCGGTGGTGGGTATTTTAGCGCATGTTTATGCCGCGACGGTGCATTCTCTGTACGGTTATCTGGATACGATTGCAAGACAGGCGCATCCATTAACCGCCGAGGGGCCGTTTTTAGATCGTTGGGGCTCGCTTTGGAAAATCACTCGAAAACCGGCGGGCGTTGCCGGTGGTGTGGTGACATTCAATGGAGCCGATGGCAGCGTAATTTTATCGGGGACGATTTTGCAACGTGCCGATGGTGTTGAATATCAAACGACTCAAAACGCAACCATCACAGCAGGTTTTACCAATGTGTCGGTGTCGGCCATTGAAGGCGGTACAAAAAGTAATGCACAGGCTGGTTCCAGGTTATCACTTATCTCTCCCATTGCGGGTGTTCAAACCGTCGCGGTGATTGATAGCAATGGATTGGTCAACGGGTCTGATATTGAAAACGATACGGATTTACGAGCGCGTTTAATTGCACGGATACAAACACCTCCACAGGGAGGCACGGTTGAAGATTATCGCCAATGGGCATTAAGTGTACCGGGTGTTACCCGCGCGTTTGTGTTTGAAAACTATCTAGGGGGTGGCACCGTCGGGGTGTCTTTTGTAACCGACAATGCAGCCAGCATGATACCGGATGATTTAAAAGTGGCAGAAGTGCGGGCGGTGGTTGAAATGAATCGCCCACTGATGGTGGATGTGTCTGTGTTCGCGCCCATTAATGTAGTGGTTAATTTTAGTATTCGACTTTTTCCCAATCAGCCCGTTGTGCAACAAGCGGTTCGCAATGAGTTGCTGGATTTATTCAGGCGCGAATCGCAGCCCGGAAAAACAATTTTACGCAGTCATATGAATGAGGCGATCAGTATTGCCGCGGGTGAGGTGGATCATGCTTTAGTGCTACCAGCGTCCAATATCGTGTTGGGGGAAAATGAAATTGCAACGCTGGGGCAAATTTCATGGAGGTAAGAAGATGGCAATAGCAGATGATTATGTTCGGCTTTTAAAAAGTTTATTACCCAAAGGCAAGTTATGGGAAATATCAGAGCAGTCGAATTTTAAAAAACTGCTGGAAGGTATGGCGATTGAGTTTACGCGGTTGCATGTGCGTTCGCTTGAATTGATTAAAGAAGTTGATCCGCGCACAACGGTAGAACTCATCAATGAATGGGAAACGCTGACGGGCTTGCCCGACCCCTGTGTAAATCTCACACAAACGTTACAACAGCGTCGTTTAGCCGTCGTTGAAAAACTCACCCGTCTGGCCTCGCTCTCACCCCAGTATTACATCGAGGTTGCTCGTGCGTTGGGTTATGAGGTTAGCATTACCGAGTTTAAACCGTTTCGGGTAGGACGTTCGAAAATGGGGGAAAGTGTGAACGGATTGGATTGGCAATTTACGTGGCGTATTAATGCGCCCGCGGTGACGGTGCGTGTTTTTACCCTCGGGCAAAGTGGCATGGGGGAACCGCTACGTTTATGGGGAAATGAAATTTTAGAATGTGCAATAAATCGGGTGAAACCGGCACACACCTTTGTTGTCTTTGGCTTTGATCGTTAATGACAATTAAGTCTGAAAATTAAACCGAGTGCTTAGAAAAAATAAGTGGGAGAAATAAATGCATAAAGTGGATGCGCCGGGGGCAACGCCGGCCAATGAATTTACCGATGGTGATCCGCAAAGCGGTGTGCCTGCCACCACGCTTGAAGCGAAGTTTATGAATACCGTGCAGCGCGAACTGGTTAATGTGGTGGAGCAGGAAAATATCGAACTGGATGATCAGGATGATACACAAATTTATCAGGCATTAAGCGGCATGATGAATAATGTGCTTGAACCCGGTACAAAAATGTTGTTTTCGCAAGCGGCAGCACCCCAAGGCTGGACGCAACTTAATGACTTAAACGATCGTGTCATTCGTGTTGTAAATGGTTCAAGTATAGGAGGAGAAACAGGGGGCAATTGGGTAATAAGTGGCTTAAGTGCGGCGGCTCATATGCATAATTACAGTGGCACCACGACGATTGAGAGTGTGCAATTAGGGTTTATTTCCGGGGGTGGGCAGAAGAATGAGGTTGTTCCTGCTCGTTTGCATAAACATCGGTATTCAGGCCAGACTCAAGTAGCCACCGCACCGGTTATATCGACTGGAAGTTGGAGACCATCTTATTTAAACGTAATCATTTGTCAAAAGAGATAATGTATGAAATATAAAAGCGCATGGAAATGTAACAAGTGTCCCGAATCGAATGATGAAAAAGGTTGCCCGTGCTGGACGGAGTTAATTGAAACCAACGCTGAAACTGGGCAGGAGCGCATTACTAAAAATTGTCTGTTTCAGCTAATGCCTAATTTATTAGTGGAAGTGATTAAAGCCAGCAATCGCCCTGCTGCAGAAATTAGTGCAATGCGTGTAGAGGCTATCAGTAATATGCAGCACCTTGTGCAAACAGTTACGCATCAAATTCCAGTCATAAATATTAAGGAGAAGGAGTGAGGTGAGAAAAGTTTAAATATATGGAAAAATCTATGCGTCATTACTGGAGTTAACAACATGTAAATGGCCACGTTGTATTTGTGCGTTGATATTACGTTCATCCTTTAATGCTTTTTCTTTTTAAAACAGTTTTTGTTGGGCGCTAGGTTGTTGTGTTTGGTTATGATCGTTAATGATAATTAAGTCTGAAAATTAAACCGAGTGCTTAGGAGAAATAAATGGGAGAAATAAATGCATAAAGTGGATGCGCCGGGGGCAACGCCTGCTAATGAATTTACCGACGGTGATCCGCAAAGTGGTGTGCCCGCAACCACACTCGAAGCCAAATTTATGAACACCGTACAACGTGAACTGGTGAATGTGGTGGAGGAGGCCGGGTTAACACTGGATGAAGAAAATGATGGCCAGCTGCGCGAAGCGATTAGTGAAATGATAGGGTCGCCCGTTGTGGTGCCCCCGGTGCCAACAATCGACATTACCCGATATGGGCCGGGGGTGGCGAGTTCGATTATAACGGGTAGTCGTGACTTTGTTATTAATCTTCTGGAAATCGGCCCGGTTCAGGCCGGCGATAATATTGATGTGCAATGCCGGCCTGATATACGTCGCTCGCAAGCCGATGGGTTTGTAACGATAAGAATGAGAACGTTGGGCTCAGCACAAATTAGATCGTTTAATACGCAGCTGTTAAATGGGTTTGTATCATGGAGCTTTTATGTGCGTTCTGCTGAGCTTTTTCGAAATACATTCGATAACCCAACCACTAAATTATTAGTGTTGCAAGATGGTGAGTTAACGTTGCGACTGGAAGCAGCCTCGACCAATGCGGTGGGTGCATTGGTAACCGAGAGTAAAGTTTTTGCGATGATTACGCGGTATTCTGGGGTTAATTTGACGATTAGGTAA